CGATTGGCGTGATCGCCATGCACGTCGACCAATCCGAGAAGGACGCGCAGGACGGCGTTCACTACACGGCCGTGTTCGCGGGCGACCGCAAGAACGACCTCAACCCGCACGAGCCGATCTCCAGCGAGGCCCACGCCTTCCTGAAGGCCGAGGTCAATCGCATCTACGGCCTGTTCGTCGAAACGGTGGCCCGTCACCGGGGCATCGAGGCATCCGCTGTCCGCGACACCGAAGCCGGTCTGTTCTTCGGGCAGGCCGCCGTCGCCATGGGCCTTGCTGACGCCATCGGCACCTTCGACGAGGCACTGGCGCAACTGCTCGCATCCCTTTCCCCCAACCCGACTCCGGTGGCCGTGGCCACACGGGCGGGCTCTTTCTGCAACCACCCCAAGGAGTCATTGATGAATGATCGAACCGACCCCGCTGCTCTTGATCGGCCTGCTGTTGATCCTGCTGGCAGTCCTGCTCAACCGCCCGCCGCCGCCACGCTGAGCGTGGCCGACGCCGTCGAGATCGCGCAGACCTGCACGCTTGCCGGTCGCACCGACCTGATCGCGGGCTTTCTCGAAGCCAACACCGCACCCGCCACGGTGCGCAGCCGTCTGCTCTCGGCCAAGGCCGAGGCCAGTCCGGAAATCGTCAGCCGCATCGCACCTGACGCCTCCCGTCCCGCACCCGCCAATCCGCTGATCGACGCTGCGAGGAACCTCGCGGCGCAATCGTCCGCACTGAAGAAGGAGATCTGAAATGCCGACCGTTTTCACCGAGGCCATGAACCTGGGCGACCTGCTCAAGTTCGAAGCGCCCAACCTGTACTCGCGCGACCGCGTCACCGTGGCCGCAGGCCAGAACCTGCCGCTGGGCACGGTGCTCGGCATCGTCACCGCCAGTGGCAAATACAAGCAGATCGACCCATCCGCCGAGGACGGCACGCAGGTCGCCGCCGGTGTGCTGCTGCAGGGCTGCGACGCCACGCTGGCCGACCGTGACAACGGTCTCGTCGTCGCGCGTCACGCCATCGTTTCCGACCACGCACTGCAGTGGCCCGAAGCCATCACCGCCGCCGAGAAAGCCTCGGCCATTGCCCAGCTCAAGGCGCTGGGCGTCCTCGTCCGTCAAGGAGTCTGACCATGCAGAACATCTTCGAGAACCCGGCGTTTTCGATGTCGGCGCTGACCGCCGCCATCAACATCCTGCCCAACAACTACGACCGTCTGGCCCAGATGGGGCTGTTCGTCGACCGCCCGCAGCGCTTCCGCTCGATCATCGTCGAGCAGCAGAACGGCGTGCTGACCCTGCTGCCGACGATGCCCGTGGGCTCGCCCGGCACCGTCGGCGTGCGCGGCCAGCGCAACGTGCGTTCGTTCCACATTCCGCACATCCCGCACGATGACGTGGTGCTGCCCGAGGAGGTGCAAGGCATCCGCGCCTTCGGTTCGGAGACGGAACTGCAGACGGTGGCAGGCGTGATGGCGCAGCACCTGCAGACGATGCGCAACAAGCACGCGATCACCCTGGAGCACCTGCGCTTCGGCGCGCTCAAGGGGCTGATCCTCGATGCCGACGGCAGCGTGATCTACAACCTCTTCACCGAGTTCGGCATCACGCCGCAGACATTCGCCTGGGACATCGCCGCGCACGACAGCGCTTTCGACGTCGGCAAGGCCTGCCGCGACCTGCTGCGCTACGTCGAGGACAACCTGCAGGGCGAGCGGATGACCGGCATCCACGTCCTGGTCGGCAAGGACTTCTTCGAAGCGCTCACGACGCACGACGACGTCGTCGCGGCCTACGAGCGCTGGCAGGACGGTCAGGCGCTGCGCACCGATATGCGCTCCGGCTTCACCTTCTGCGGCATCACCTTCGAGGAGCATCGCGGTCGCGCGACCGCGCCCGGTGGCACCGTGCGCCGCTTCGTCGAGGAGGACGAAGGCCACGCCTTCCCGCTGGGCACGATGGACACCTTCGCCACCTACTACGCGCCCGCCGACTTCAACGAGACGGCCAACACGATGGCGCTGCCGCTGTACGCCAAGCAGGAGCCGCGCAAGTTCGACCGGGGCACCGACCTGCACACGCAGGCCAACCCGCTGCCGCTGTGCCACCGCCCACAGTTGCTGGTGAAGCTGGAGATCGCGTGATGGGCCTCGTCGAACAGGTCTATGCCGCCGCCACCAACGCGGGCTTGCTGCGCGATTGCCATTGGCAGCCTGCCGATGGCTCGCCGATGCAGACGCACGCGGTCGGCTTAGCCGCGCCGGACGACACCGTGTTCGATGGGCTGGCCTCGACCACCGACCACCAGATGTCGTATCCGGCGTCGGTGTTTATGGGTCTGGCCCCGCGCGACACGGTGGAGATCGGCAGCGTGATCTATCAGGTGCGTGACATCCGGGCCGTGGGCGACGGCTCGGAGATGCGCGCCAAGCTCACAAGGCTCTGACCCGTGTCCGGCAACTCGATCCGCGAACAGATTCTGCTCGCGGTGATGGCGGCTGTCCGCACGCCGGTGGAATCGCTCGGGGCCACGCTGCACCGCTCGCCCACGGTGGCCATCAGCCGGGAGCAGTGCCCGGCGCTGGTGGTGTTCCCCGAGTCCGAATCCATCACCGAGCGCGCCAACGACCGCGTCACGCGTGAACTGATCGTGCGCCTCGTCGCGCTGGCCCGCGCGGTGCCGCCCGCCATTCCTGAAACCGAAGCCGACCGGCTGCTCACCGCCGCCCACGCCGCGCTGCTGGCCGACCGGACTCTGGGTGGCTTGTGCCTTGGCATCCGCGAGCAGGAATGCGAATGGGACATCGAGGACGCCGACGCGGTGGCCGCCGCTGTTCCCGCGCGCTACGCGATCACCTACCGGACGCTCGACACCGATCTTTCAACCAAGGGATGACACCCATGACTTCCATCGTTCTGACGCACCCACACACCCACGCGGGCCGCGCCCACAAGGCGGGCGAACGGCTCGATGTGGATGGCAGCACCGCCGACTGGCTCATCGCCAACGGCATCGCCCGCCACGACCGTCAGCCCGCACCCGTGCCGCAGCCGGAAGGCGACGGCACCCCCATCGAACCCAAAACCACCCAACGCAAGGAATCCAAATCATGAGCACCTATGCATCGTTCCAAGGCCGCGTCTTCCTCGGCAAGCGCGATATCGACGGCCTGCCCATCGAAGTGCGCTCGCCCGGCAACGTCGCCGAGCTGAAGCTCTCGCTCAAGACCGACGTGCTGGAGCACTACGAGAGCCAGACCGGCCAGCGCTCGCTGGATCACCGGATGGTCAAGCAGAAGTCGGCCACCGTGAACCTCACCATCGAGGAGTTCACCAAGGAAAACCTCGCCCTGGCGCTGTACGGCAACCACGTCACCGGCAGCACCGGCACGGTGACCGCCGAACCCATCGGCGGCGCAGCTCCGGTGGTGGGCGACCGTTACTTCTTCGCTCATCCCAAGGTGTCGGCGCTGGTGGTGACCGATTCGGCGGGCACGCCTGCGACGCTGACCGCAGGCACGCACTACACGGCAGACACCGACTTCGGTGCCCTCCAGTTTCTGGATACCACCGGCTTCACCGCGCCGTTCAAGGCGGCCTACAGCTACGGCGTCGCCACCGAGATCGGCATCTTCACGCAGGCGCTGCCCGAGCGTTACCTGCGCCTGGAAGGCATCAACACCGCGCAGGGCAACGCCAAGGTGCTGGTCGAGCTGTACCGCGTGGCCTTCGATCCCTTGAAGGAAATCTCCTTCATCTCGGACGAGTACAACAAGTTCGAGTTGGAAGGCTCGCTCCTGGCCGACACCACCAAGCCCTACGACGCGGTGCTCGGCCAGTTCGGCCGTATCGTGCAACTGTAATGGGGACTGCCATGAGTGATCTGGAAACCCTCATCCCGCAGGCGGTGGAACTGGTCATCGACGGCGAGCCGTTGGCGATCAAGCCACTCAAGGTCGGGCAGATGCCCGCGTTCCTGCGTGCGATCACGCCGGTGATGCAGCAGATCGGTGGAGACGGCATCGACTGGCTGACGCTG